ACCTTTAACATCTGGTGATACAGATAAAACACCACAGTCTATAATCGATATATTATTCTCTCTAGGTCTGACTAAAATATTGTATATACCAGTAGAACCAAAAATATCTGCGGGTAAATTTAAATTTTTAATTCCATTTAATGTGGAGTTTATACCTCCAGTAACATCTGATATTAGAGATTCACTATCTAACTCTGTCATAGTACCCGATATAGTTTGTCTAGATGGGGTGTAATTGTAAAATATTTGTATGTCTCTATTGTCTACATCTGCTGGTCTAACTATACCATAATTTCCTGTTGCCATATTATATTGTATTTATATTCTCGTAATAACCGTTTCTATAAGTTTCTAACTCATTTATACTATTTATTTCGGATAGTCTTTGATGTCTTTCAAAAACACTACCCTTATCTCTCTCCATAAATATTTCGGATTTGATTATTGGTTTACCTATTAATCCAACATAATCACTTTCTTTGTATATTGGGGTACTTGTAAAATCATTGTAAGATAATTTATTAGTCACAAATCGTGTACTGGGACTTATGTTAATCTGTAATGGTTGTGTTTTTTGATTACTCGTTTCAGCACCTCTTGTTCTATCTAGATTAAAATAATTAACCATTTTTGAACCAGTTTTAGGTGATTCAATTATTTTAGCATTTTTAATACTACTTCTTTTTTTGTTGGTCAGACTTATTTCAGTGGTTGGTTGTTTAAATAATAGTTCACCACTATATATTTCTGTTTGTACCACATTTGTACTGGTTGTGTATGTTATATCATCTATAACATAAATAATTGTTTTTTGTCCGTTTGAATCACTAGAAACCGAAATAACCCCATTAACCCCCACTTTATATGGGTCTGTTAAGTCCGTTGTTTTTACTTTAAATAATTTACTAGTTGTTGTACCTGTTATACCCATATCATAATTAATTACTAACTGTTATAGTCACACCACCGTAAGGTAAGAAGTAAGGTATTGCCTCAACAAGACCAACATAGTTACCTGGTGTGGTTATTTCAAACGAGACCACCTTGGTTTCACCAACAGCAACCGTATCTGTATAAGGACCAACTACAAAATTTGGGTCTGATGAGGTACCTAGAGTTAGAATATATCCATTAACACTAAATTGTGAAGGGTCAGCATTAGGGTCTCCATTTATGAAAGCTTCCTGAACAGAATTAAAGTAGGGACATTTAGGTAGTGATGCTTGAAACCCTTCTGGTCCCGTTATAGTAAATGTAACGGTAACTGGTTCAAATTCATTAGCGTTGTTAACAGATATACCGAATGATATCGATTCCGTTGGACTTAATGATTCTCCACTACCATATAATACTTCTAAACAAGCTGGGTCTTGTAAAGAAAGGGTTCCACTAGTTGTAAAATCTGGTAAATTATTATCACCCCCATTGTTGTCTCCACCATTGTTGTCTCCACCATTGTCTTCCTCATCTATATTATTAACTTCTTCTATATCACTACTTTCGAATATTGTAGGTTCTTGAAATTGGTAGGTTTCATATATCCCCAAATCTTTCACTTTTTGTTTAATGAAAAAACTTATACTTAAATCTGGTCCCTCAATAGAGTTTGGTGTTTCACCAGCTCTTATTTTCTGCATACCTAAATCGTAACTATCTTCTGTATCACCAGTAAAATTTATTTTATAAAGTCTACTATCTATTACAATCTTTTTTTTATAAGAATCCACTAGTCTACAAATCTTAATTCGGTTAAATTTATCAAATCGTCTTGATTATCGTTTCTAGGTTCTACATAAAAAACTTTATTTGTACTACCTAAATCAGTTTGATTAAAATAAGGGTTTAATAATCTTATTTTGGTATACCTCCAATCTGGATTTTGGTTATATGCTTCTACTGTTAAATCTAGTAAGTCTGGGTTAGTTTTATTAAGGAATCTAATAACATTACCATTTTTACCATTAAAAAATGTAACGTCAAAATAAAGATTAAGGTAATCATCATTTTTAAATTTCTCATCCTCCTTGAACCAAAACAGTCTATTAAAATTAAATTCTGTGGTTTGATTAAATCCCACTGTAATAAACTCAGAAAACAAAAAGTTTTGTTCTCTAGTGTTTTCAGAATCGTAAAAATCAATCCTAAAAAAACTGAATCTTAAACTGTTTAAGGAATTGTCTATTTCGTTTTGGGTAAATCCAGCTGAAAACCAATTAGCACCTGGTTGTTGAAAATTTGTGTTATCGGACTGAAAATAAAACTTTAATTTTAAATTACTAGAAACATAAAAACCATTTTCTTCAACTCTTTTAGCTGAATTAAATTTTATTTTTTCCGTATCTTCGAAAGGGTTAATTACTAATTTTTCATTCTCTTTTAATAACTTATTAATAACTTCTTCATAACCTGTATCTCTAGTTTGTGAATTTAGTGTGATAGGTATAGATTTTATTAAAACCTCATTACCCCCTAAAGCACCATCTGGTATGGTATACAAATTTCTATCATTTTCACCTAAAACAAAATTATTTACTATTTTATATTTAATCATTAGTTGGTTTTTACTCTAACACTAATATCTCTATTTGGGAATTTAATTTCAAACATCCCATTATTTTGTCCAAATATAGTATAGTCACTCATATCTAAACCATAGACAGCGGGTATAGATTGGTCATCGAAACTTATTGTTGATTGATTAGTCCTATTATTTGAGTATTCACCACCAACTTTATTACTTACTTGGAAATTAACTAAGTTTAATACTCCACCAACATTATTGATTGTTTCCACTAAATTTGATACATATATATCTTGTCCCATGGACCATTTTTTAACATCAAAATATTCTATAACAGACCTAATAACGTTATTAACGACTTCAGATTGGTTGAAACTTTTATCTATGAATAGATCTAAATCTAAACCTAGATTAATCACTTTACCATCGGTGATTTCAACATAATCATTTATCATTCTGTAATCACTTAACCATGTTGATAAGTTTTGTTTTAATGTACTAGAAGATACGTTAGTTAATTTATTTTCACTATTTAACCCAATTGTTGTTATAACGATTTTATTAGACTCTTCTTCCACACTCCACCTAAATGGTAAACCATATTTTCCTGGCATCCTTAATATTTGTGCTACATAATCTTTAATGGTTGAAGCTCTATTTTGTGAGGCGAAATTATATTTAACTAAATTCCTAATCTCCTCTAATGAGGGTGAATTAGATCCACCTACAGCTGGTATTGGGTTTGAGACTCTTAATGTTCTACTAACTCTTGAGTTAATGGTTGAATTAGGTCCCTCAACAACCAAACTAAAATTACCTAAACTACTTATAGCACCAGGTCCGATGTTTGAACCTGTACCCCCACCGACTCTATATTTAACATAAAGTGTATTACCCTGTTTAGGTATCTCACCTAAAGCTGTTGTGTTAATTAGATTACCGTAATTATTAGCAATATCTATAATGGGTGATGTTTCATTACCCGTACCACTACCAAAAGTTATTTTACAATATCCAGTATCTGTATATTCTGTTATAAATCTTTTTGTGATATTTTTCCATTTAGCTGGTGTTATTGATTTATTGTCACTAACTCTAGAATTATCATCAACAAAGACTTTATCTTCTGCTAAAGAATCTACCTGATACCACCTAAAGTTTGGGTTATTAAATACGTCCAAACTAGGTATACCGTTTGTGGGGTTTTCTAATGTTATAATATTATCCACCGATAATATATTTGTTTGTGGTAATACTATTTGTAGAAAAGGTCTTACATCCGATGGGCTTATGGACTTAGAGAAATAAGTGGTTCTACCATTAACAACTAATTCTCTTTTGGTTATTGTATAATCCACTAAATCACCATTACCATTAAAATTAGGTACAATAGTACGATTTGGTATACCACCAGAGGTAAATGGGGAATTAAAATCTATATCTTCTAGATTTTCAAAAACTTGTCCACCACCTAATACTTGTGCATTACTCCTTAAAGTTGGTGTGTACCTAGTGTCGTAACTATCACCAAAAACTGGTACTGTTACTTGAAAATCTACTAGGGTTACAGAAGGTCTTTGTCCAGGTATTTTTATACCCATGGTTCTAGCCATACTCAATAGAGACTTTCTTTCCTGTGCGTATTCTATTTGGGTTTCGTTATACATTCTGTCAGTATGATAAGATAACATATCAGCTACAGCCGCATTTAACTCTATCAACATTGTACCAACAGAAGAGTCACTGAAATCCGAAAATATCTCAGGGTAATATTTTTTGATGAAAGTAAATAACTCTGACCTAACGTCAGCGAAATTTCTTGCTAAATAATTAATTTTTTTATTTGCCATGTTAAAGTTCTATTGTAATAAAATCTGTTTCAGTAAAAGTACCGTTAGTTATTGTATATTCTAATTTAACAATGACTGAGTGGTCTTGGCCTTCTAGTGGTATGACTTCTAGTCTATCTACTTTTAAATTAGGTATATATCTGTCTATTGCTTTTTGAATTTCATTTCTAATATCATTTTGAACTGAAACAATGTTAGGTTCAAAAAGATACTTTTTTAGATCAGTCCCAAAATCTGGTGAATATAATCTCTCACCCTTATTGGTTAATAAGAGATGCATTAAATTAGATTTAACAGCTCTCTTATTCTGCTTGTTCATATCAATGAAGTAACCCTTTTCAGAATCGTAAAAGGGAAATCTAATATTAATGAATGATTCAGCCATAGTTTTTTATTATAAATATCTAATAAATTAATTTATACAATAAATGAGAAATGTAAATTTTAAGCATAAAAAAACCCCCATTTAAGGGGGTTATTATTTTATCCTCTATCTTTTCTAATATTGTAAAGAGCGTTTAAAACTTGTTGGGTGAGTGTTAAATCATTTCCCCATCTTATTTTATTTTTCTTCTTCGACACCATTAGATTGGATTTTAGTTAGGTCTACGTCTACCTCACAAGCTCCACCAGCACATGCTAATTCACCACTAAGGTCCGTATTATCAACCAATTCAACAACTTTACTCAAATCAATGTTGTTAAGTGATTTCATCATTTTATTATAAGTTTCCTCATCACAATCCTCAAAAGGTGCTTGTTGGTATGTCCCACCATTATAAGGTAAGACTGAGAGTCCATTATAATGTTCACGGTTATCCCACATCCAATCACCAGCTAATTCCCAATCTTCTTCTTTTAAAGATACTGTAGCAGATACATTGTGTGAATTTTGTCCATTTCTATGACCATGTTTAATCCATTCTTGTGATACTTTCTTCACCCTTTCTAATAATTCAAAAGGTGATTCATGTCTTAGGATAGAACCTTCTGGTGCTTTCTGTGGTACAGAAATAACAGCTGTATCATGTGGTCTAAATACCTCATCCTCAACTAACTCTGGGTGATATATAGAGAGGTAAGTATAAATTGCCTCATTTTTACCAACTCTAACCCTTCTAATGTAAAAGTCATTATGCCAAGCGTGAATACCTGAAGATGTACCCAATGTTAGAGATGTTGTACCAGCTGGTTTTACTGTAGTAGTTCTAGCTGATTCATTAATACCAATTAAATTAGCTACCCTAGTATTCTCTGTTTTAACAACTTTTGCGGCTTCTTCCATGTCATACCCTAATACGACACCCGAACCAATACCTGTCATAGATACACCAATAAGAGCGTCTTTTTCTGTAGTTCTTTTCCACACATCTCTTAAATAATGAAAATCAGTATATCCTGCTTGTAATGTTCCAATAAAAGAAGCTGCTTTAACCCTATTATTAAAGTCTTCCTGTGACTCTATGTCTGATGCGTTAACCTCACATAGATTACAGAATTGGAATGGTCTTAGAGCAATCTCACAACATGGGTTAGTTCCCCAATCTTTATCATATGAGAAATAAATTCCAGGTTCACCAGCTCCAGATAATTCAACTCTTTTCCATAAATCTAAAAAGAATTGTTTTGTAATTCTATTTCTCAATAGTACTGCTGAGTTATTAGCTCTACCTCTTTGTGGATTAAGTTCCCACCATGCTCCTGACTTACAAGAAATCATTTCATTGTCGTCAGCTGAAAATAAAGATATTAAAGCTGCTCTTCTAATACCACCAGCTAATACAGCGTCAGCAATATGACAAACAATATCATGAACTTCTAGTGTGGTTAATTTATCCCTATCACTCTTTGAGTCCAATACCTTTGTTATATGGTGAATACAATCTTTTAATGGTTGTGGTCCTGGTGCTTTACCACCAGAAGTAACTAATAATGCTCCTTTAGCTCTAATATCTGAAAAATCAAATATTGGTGTTGATGAGTTAATTCCCATATAGGACTTCATAAGTACTTTAATCGCGTCAGCCCAACCTTCGATTGAATCACTAACTAAGTATCTTCTTGTTCTATTTGGGTTTGGTTTTCTAACTTCTGGTAGTTTCTCAACATGGTGTTTCTGTACTGAATAACCAACACCTGTTCCACCTAACAATAAAAACATTGTTTCAGAGAAAGAATCAATATGGTCTATTGGTAGGTATGCACAGTTATAAACTCTATTTGGTGAGATTTCAATTGGTTTACCCCCAAATTGTAAAGACCTCATAGAAGGTAAAACCTTTTTATCGTAAACATATTTGTAAACATCCTCAATCTCTTTCTTTAGTTTAGGATATTTCTTTTGATGCATTTTCTTATTTCTAGTA